CGAGTACCAGAACGGGCAGGCCTTCGTGGTTGTAATCGGCAACACTAACACCGGCGCTTCGACCGCTAATCCAGCGAGTATGGGCGTCAAGAGCATTAAGACTGAGATCGGCACCGACCCGGCCGCCGGAGCCATTGTAGCGGGTAGACGGACAATATTTGCTTACGACCTAGCCAATGACTGGCTTACGCTCGTAGAGTTGGCGACTAGTGATTTCTTGCAGCGGTTAGCGGGCCTCAGCACTACAGGCTACACGTTGATCACGGTTTTTGACCTCGATACTTTCTTCGGTAACGCTCAACTGATCGTAAACAGTAACAGTAATTGCCCCCTACCGTTTGGTGAGAGCGGCATACTTACCGTGCGCATGGGGTCTGACAACCAGACCGGTGTACAGGAGGTGGAGAGCATCTCGGGTACTTCTAAAGGTGAGATTTACAGGCGTCAACTTGCTGCCGGCGTGTGGCCGGCTGCGTGGAATAACACGGACTCTTCAGGTGTGTTCACCCCAACAGTGCAGGACAACACGTTTAGCGACGGTGAGGGGCAGACGTACGGCGCGTTCACCTCGGGCCATTACACCATATCGGGTGGCCAAGTTTTTTTCGATATTCGGATGCAAGTAACTAGCCTGGGCACGCTAACGCTAACCGACGGCGTGGTGATAGCCGGCTTGCCTTTTTTGAGTGACGTGCTGAAGACGGATACCCGGTACAACTTTACCGTAGGCACAGGCACCAGCTTGGCCCTCCCAGCCGCAGGGACGCCGCTGTCGGCATACATGGAAGCGGGCGTTGACTACCTAAGGATCGTCAAATGGAGCACGACGGGAGGGGGGCAGTCCATGTTGCTCAGTGAGTTGACCTCCTCCGGGACGCTAACCATCTCCGGGAGGTACTCAATGTGACCGCCTTCAACAAACAAATAGCGCTAGCAATGGCGCAAGCGTCACACCTGGCATATGGGAACGACCCGCTATTGCCCACTACGGCAATGCTCAGCCTCGACCCGACGTTCTCAGCCGATAGCTTCGAGATGGTGGGGGGCAGGAACGGTGAGACCGCCGAGATGTTGATCATTCGAGGGGACGATGTAACTATACTGTCTCTGCGTGGGTCCGATGAGATAGAGGATTGGTTCAAGAACATAAACGTTATGCCCCGCCGTTCTCAGTACGGAACGATGCTAGGTGGCTTCCAGTGTGAAGCTGAAAAACTTATAGACATCTGTCTGGCCGAGTACGACCGTGCAGGCGCAGTGTATTTCACCGGCCACTCTAAAGGTGGCGGCGAAGGCATCTGCCTCATGAATATGATCAGGGTACGGCGCTCGGGGGTAAAGATTCGCGGTGCGTACTTCTTTGGTTGCCCAAGGGCGCTAGGCGTAGGCACGGCGGATAAATTCACCCAAGCGTACCGAGGGCGCGTGTTCCGCGTGGTCAATAACAACGACATCGTCTGCCGCGTGCCACCACACGGCACCTACGGTCATGTCAACCCAGGGAGTCGGGCTTACATCAGCCGGAACAATAAGCTATGGTTAGGTAAAGTCGACCCATGGCGCTTAAGGTACGATAGGTTCATGGGGCGTGTAGACGCTTGGAAGTCAGGCTGTACGTTCGACGGTCTACACGATCATTACCCAATGGATAAACGTTACGTGAGCAAATTACTATGAGCGCACCAGCACCCGCACCACCGCCACCCGATACGAATCAAATACCTGTGGGCGCTGTAGGCGGTCGCGGTAAACAGCGCACCAAGCCTAAATGATTAGTGCCGAATGGTTCGAGGTGTGTATCACGTGGTGGAGGGTTGTGGTGTTCCTGCTGTTAATGGTTGCTGTGTTCCTCCAGCCGAACGCCCCGAGGTTTTACGCCGCTGTCTGTTTCCTGGCTATAACACTTAGCCATGAGGGAATAGCTGGGCATCTAACCGGGCTGGCGTATTACGGCAGTGCTGCACTCTTCGACCTGCTTATCATCATACTGACCGCGGGCATCAACCCGGTACCTCGTATGGTGCTGTGGTTGCATAGGGTGTGCATGGTCTCTATCGTGGCGAACGGTATCGGGTGGGTGATGTGGTACGCGTACTGGCCGCCTTATGCTTACGATGCGACGTTCATTGTGATCTACCTATGGGCGCTAGTTACACTACTGGAGAGGGACGCCGCCGATGACATGGGAGGATTTACAGCTGATAGCTGGGCTTCTTGTTTTCGTTTCAGTGTTAACCCACGCGCGGAGTGTTTCCGTAAGTACGGCGGCCCGTCATGAACGTGAACGAATTGCTAAGCAGCGTGAAGCTCGGCGTGGGTGTGGCGGCGACAACGGCGACGGCGGGAGTAACAGCGATTCTTAACGTGCTGCCCGAGGTTCTACAATGGGCGGCTACTGCGGCGGGCATAGCGCTATCGGTGGTGCTGATTAGGGTTCACTTGCTGAATATTCGTAAGACACGACTAGAGATACGGATAATGAGAGAGCAGGAAGACGAGCGTAAAGCGGAGGTTGAGAAGCGCCGGGCAGCCGGAGAGGCCACCCGACGGGAGAGTGATTAGCTTACGGGTTGTAAGCGTCTTGAGTTCTGGTGGAGCAGCATGTAATCGCCGTCGCAATCGATGCTTCCCACGACTAGGTCAAGCGGTTCACCGAAGTACGGGCTGCCGGGGCCGAGGGTGACGTCGGAGATCGGCTCTTCCAGCACCTCACTTACAACAAACGGGCCATCTGAACGTCGGTTGCAAAGTCCCGGTTTCCACTCGACCAGCTGGCCCGGCTCAAAGGTGTGTTTTACGTTCATTAGGTTGTTCAGTCCTATCAGTTTCTCGTTGTTCATATTACTAGTTCCTCTCTATTAATTTCTGTAAACGATTATAAAGGTCCCGTAAGCCGGGAACCTCAAGATATTTTCCTACCATTACCACGTCAATGATCTTGAATTGCTCAACGTGGCTTATCTGCTGGACCATTAGCAGCGGCCGTCTGCCGTCAGGGTCGATCAGCTTACGGAACCGCTCAAAGTCTTCTAGGCGCGGTGCCACGACGGCTATGACTTCAGGTCTAGGCACGCGGGGTCACCGCTTCGCCCGCACGCTATCCGGGTCGATATCGGCGATGATGGCGACAGCGACGCCAGTCAGCACCCCAACGGCGTGTAACTGTTCTACCAGACGGCCGAAAGCTTCGCGGTTGGTGTCTATCCGGCAGGCCTGGTCGTTGACGTTATTGTCTGATTTGTCGTAATCCTCCGAGTTCAACCCATTACACACCAACTCGGACGCGGTGACGGTGCGGGCGCGGTCCCACGTGCCGGCGTATCCCTTAAGTTCCAGTAGCTTAGCCACAGTCATTCCTCTTTAGTTATCGTCTAGCAGTGTGCTAAGACGGAGTTTATCGTCATCTTCAAAGGCTTCTCGTATTTCGACGAGGACGGCCTCTAACTTCTCAAGTTGGGCGGCAAGGTCAGTGCACCCCTCGCATTCATCGTCCTCAAAGAGCGGGCTGTCCGACAGGACATGCCGCCCCAGTTCAATGAGCGCCTCTTGGTCTTCATCGTCGGCTAGGCGTTTCAGCTCCTCGACGGTTAGGGTGCTGTAGTTCATCGGCTGTTGCCTCTCGTTGGCTAGGTCCACAGATTGTTGTAGCAACGACGGGATGTGCTGAAAAACAGATTCAGGTCTGTTCCAGTTTTCCTCCGCCATTTTTATCATGCTCTCGAACCATGCTTTAAACCACGATGGGTCCTCGTTGTTCTCAGCAATATAGATGTAGTCCATTATGTGGAACAGCTCCCCGTGTGAGTTGCTGCTGAATATCCGGTCGCCGTAATCTTCAATATCCAGCTTTTGTAGTGCCTCTAGGAACGGCATGCTCGCCTCCCTCTCAGTTAGTAAGTACCTAAAACTATAGCCGTGACGGCGTCACATGTCAACACTCTATTTCACTATTACGCGTCAGGCCTTAACTGGGCTTCATGCGCCCATATTGTGGAGCCTATAGGGTAGCGGGGGTTATTGCTTTTAAGTAACCTCACCTCGACGCCATCATTACTTTCTGATAGCCGCACAACAATCCCAGGCAGGGGAATTGCGAACAGGTATCTTTCGTATACGATAACCTTGTCATCTGCAGCGAACGGTAAAGCCTTACCCCGGTCACCGATCTCAAGCTTCCCATCTATCACCCCTGCACGGTAGCCGTTAATGAATGTAGATAGCTGCTTTTCTTGTGCTTGGTGAGCATGTCCGCTTCTGGCAAATAAAACCTCAAAGCAAATAACCAGTCTTCGTTTAATTGTTAACTTCATGTTCATGTCTCCGTATCACTTCTGATACCGTTTATGTCGCCATCCGGCGGCTTTAATTGGCCAGTTAGCGGCCCAGGTAGGGCGCTCTGACATGATTGCGGCCATCTCTTCAATGCTGCTATTGCGCATGCCCACTAACACCTCTTCCAGCACCGCCGGGGAGTACAGGCTACCGTCAACAGCGGCGACACTTGGTACTTCAGCGGTACCCTCATCGTGGGTGTGCATCACGATAGGGTACCCCCGGTCTTCAAGTCTTGCCAACGCTTCAAACTCAAAGTCGGCCCCGATAGCTTGGCATACATTCTCAAACAGGCGTCCGCCGTATGTCTCCATTAGTATCCACCCGACCGGTCCCTTGGTGGTGTCAGTGTTGTAGCCCCAAAATGTTATCTTAACCGCAGGGCCACGGTGCAGCTTATCCTCAGTGGCGACTAATCGTGGTTGATGGTAGTGCAGGAAACGCCCCGACGGTAACTGGCAATGGAGCACGTCGTTAGCCACTATGTAACCGATGTCGTTGTGTCCGAACCACTGGTCGGGGTGCCGTATGGCTTGAATAGCTGCGCCCTCAAGGCCGTGAAGCTCTGGTCGGTAGTCCCACCTACCGGGACCACACCATATGAACTGACCGCCCCACATTTCGACGATCTCGGGTGATTCCGCACGCCACGCTAGGACGTCCGCTTTGATCTCTTCGTCAGTCATGAATTTGTCAGCGCCAAAATTCTTATTTGCACCAATCCAGCCGCCGTATCCGTTGGCCAGCTCCCTTACTTTACCTATCGTCTTTCTGGCCGGGTGGTGCTGGCCGGTGTCCCTCTTGTGCTGCAGTATTTCGGCTAATGGAATCCCGGTGGCCTTCGCGGCGCTGGCTTCGTATATCTTCCCGTCGCCGTTGAACACATCGATGCGCCACTGACACCGAGAGATCACAGCAGCGATAACCGCCTCGATAGCTGAGAAGTCACAGCACACTAGATCGTGGCCCGGCTTGGCGATGAGTAGCCCACGGAGGCATCCCGTTATCACGTCGGCGGGGTCACCCCACACTTTAATGACGTGATCGAGGTCGCGTATCTTGATATCTGCGAGGGCAAACTCGACCGCCTCAACTGTCCAGTCGTCGCGGAGCTGCACATCGAATGATCCGCAGCGGGGGCAACTTGGGGACCCGCCGTCAATAAGCCCGGAGATCTGACCACAATGTCGGCAGCCTATCGACGTAGGCCCGTCGCCCGTTAGGTTCTGCAGTTGAACCCCACCGGCGGACGCTCTGCCCGTCCTGTCCGCCCCGCAGTACGTGTACTGGTCACGGAGACGACCGTCACTATTAACTTGACGGTCGAGGGTGTAGAGCTTTTTAACGTTAGCGCCGCCGAGTATCGATCTGATCTGCAGCACCCGTTTACACTGTGAGGGCAGGTCGTCTCGTTCTAGCGCTTCGGCGACCGTTTCAGCTTTGAGGTCAGGCAACGAGAGGCCGTTCTCTCTGAGCCACACCCCTATCCTAGCGACCTCTGACACTGAGCCGACGGACCCACCGGTAACGTTGCACAGCTCAAGGGTGTAGCGCTTCTCGGCCTGTCGCATCACGTAGATGCAGTCAGCTAGGGCGTCAGTATCGACCTGTACCCCACGGGCGTTGATCGTTTGATCAACCAGCCATGTGCGGCGCTCATACGCTGTGAGGTCAGGCATACGGGACGACACCCCGGCTTCAGATACGATGTCTTGGTCACAGTATGCGTAAATCTCCTCGAATAGCGGTCGGTCGGTTGTCGTGGTGCGCTGGAAGTACTGCCGGTCTTTTACCCAATTGTTGGGGCGGCATAGCAATTGTATGAGCTGTGCGCCGCGTTTGTCTTTCGGTGCGGTGCCGAGGACCCCTGCCAATTTTCCTAGAGCCCCCGGCAGACTGTACCGCCGCGCTTTCGCCATCGAACAAAAACATTGGTGCAGTTGGAGTGGTGGCCAACCGTACCGGGGAGCACAAATAGCGTTCCATATCCAAAATTCAAAAGTTACATTGTGAGCTTCAATCGGGTTTCCGGCCGCGATGTGCGCTAACAGGTCGTGCGGACTCGGTGCGCCTGGCATCCAACGTCGGCAGCCCTTACCATCTTTCAGGTCGTACGACAGGCATATAGGCCGGGTGCTGGGGTGCGTGGCGTAGACCGGCGTACCGACTACACCGAGGCCACCTTTACCGCCCGGCCCTGTGCCTCTCACCTTGCCGGTTGCAGGGTCAAGCGTGAACCCCGCCTCGCTGTATGTCTCGAAGTCGAAGTCGGCCAGTATCGTAGAGTGACCGAACGCCGTTGAAATCCGTTTACCGGCTGAGAGTAGGTGTGGGGCTGTGATCATGCTGATTACCTGTAGGGGGTGTGAGGTTGAATCACTTGGCTGGTTAGTCGGACTTATCCTAGTAAGTGTTATAAATTCGGACGTTCCAGTAATCGGTTGTAATGTGTTACATGTAGTTACAATCGGAGTTACCAAGCCTGTTTCTAGAGTATGCTTGAGCCTCAACCAATTAGCAGTTGGTTGCTAGGGTCCACCTAGCTTCGGCAATGAATGCGGCCACATTCTAACCGCTTAAGGTGCGGTGCAAACCTCTGCCAAATCGCCTTCAACCTCACGTTTACTCTTTTACTTCGCGCCTTCGCTGTAGTCCTTCCAAACTAGAGGCTCAACTGTAATGTCAACAGTCCAATTAAGCTGTTGAATTGCAGCATCAATCAACCGTAGTTTATTGGCGTAGTAGTCGTATTCTTTTGTAACCTGATTTAGGTCTAGCTTAGCCACTTTGCCGGTAATGTCATCCAACTGCTCGCTTACTTGTCGGCGCTGCATTACGTTTTCAAATATATCTGACTGCTTGATCCCACGCACCTGATCTACTTTCTGCTGTAGCTCTTTGCGTCGTAGCAGTGCATCTGCAAGTTTAAATTGTGCCATTCTGTCCACCTTTAAAAGTTAAATGTTATTTCTTCGTAGTATTACAGCTCTAATGAGCTTCTTAACCTCGTCCCACTCCCCCTGAGTGAGGGGGGCCGTACTTCTTTGCCATCTTTTGTGGTCGTCTTTCTCTTTCGCCTTAAATGCTGCTTGGTGTTTTGCGTTGTTCATGTGGGTAATTATAGTCCTTACCCCGTAAGTGTCAAGCCCTTATTTGCGTGTGCTCCTGTAAGGCCGCACCGGCGAACCGGGCGGCCGTTGCCCTTCTACTGCGTTGGAATGAAGGTGTGAACCTGTGTGGCACCGGCGTCGAGACGTTCACCTGTCAGTGGGTCAAACTTCGGGGCGGGTGCTGCGTCCGCTATTGGTTGGCCGGTGTTAGGATCAAAGCGTTGGGCCGGTGCTGCCTCAGTGACGATAGGCTGGCCGGTGTTAGGGTCGAACTTCTGCGCTGGTGCCGCTGTAGTCGCTGCCTGTGCCGTACTGCCCCCACCACCGAATGCCGACTCCGTGCTCACCCCGCCGCCACCAAAGTTAATACGTTGGGCGTTGCGGCTAGGTAGGGGCATGAAGCCGTCAAGGCCGGTAGCAACGCCTTTATTGCCTTTAGCGTTGTAAGCGTAGCAGTGGACGACGATGTCTACCGCCTGGCCGCCGTAGATCAGTTGGCCGTACTGCATGGGGTCGCTGTCAATACGTTTGCCTGCCTCGCTGAAAATCTCAGGCAGTCGGTTGGTGTTACAGTTGAGGACCGCCCAACCGTTGAACATCCCCTCGAATTCGCTCGGGCCTGCTTGGCCTTCAGGCATACGGCCACCGGCAGGAAGAACACCTTTAAACTCGGACTGCTGCAGTGTGGAGGATGCCAGCTGTCGGAAGTCATTAAGGTCCTGGTTAGACGGCTCAACCACAACTTTCAGGCTGTATTTTTTGCCGCCCCCCTCTTTATCCTCAGGGTTGGTGATGCCGTCCCACACGACCAGTGCGTTGTGAATTTTTACATGGTTATCGTCGATTACGTACATTAGGTGTTACCTCTTGGTTGAAAAGCGCGGGCGGTCTTTGACTCACTCGCGGGTACAAGTTGAAGGCCGGTGCTGTTACGCGTGGTGATTTTCTTCATGGCCTGTTTAAAAAACGATCTGATTGCTTTGGGCGCTTTCGCCACCGATTGGGTGGGTGTTAAAACGCCCAGTTTAGAGATATCAAAGCCGAACTGTGCAGCCAATGATATGGCTTGCCCGGCGGGTACAGTGTACTTCTCACGACCCTGACCGGCTTGAAGCACAAACCCCGTGTCGGTGGCCCCGTCGCGGATACGCTGCCCGAGATCATCGTCTATGGCTTCGAGTCGTGACTTCATCAGCACAAGACCGTCTTCAATTATCTGACGTTCAAATGCTAAGTCCGGGCCGCCCATTGTCTCAATCTCGTAGGGCAGTTTCACCCAATCGATCAGAGCGTAGTTAGCCTGACGGTTCGCCGGGCAGCGTATACGCGCCGGACAGTAGCGGCAGTGCTTACCGGCGCACATCTGCGGGTTCTGGTCCGCTTCAAGTGCCTGGCTGTGCAGGACGTTGACAAACGGTCGAATATCCGCGAAGTTGCAGATCCATTCGTCGACCGGGCCTATCTCCCGGAAGCATCGAGGTTGAACGATTCGGCTGTGCACTATGAGTCCCTGATCTTGCCAACCGTCTATGCTCCATTCGTGTCGTAGTCCCTCCAAATAGTTGATTGATTGTAGGTTGTGTTTAGCGTTCACCTGACCGTGGCCGTGCTTAAAGTCCCATAGGTAGAGCTTACCGCCACGTAGTTGATGGCGCAGGTCAAGCGCGACGTCTAACGTGCCCCAATTATCGGCGTGAATCGTTGGGGTGTGAACCCGATACTCGATCTTGAGTTCTCTCGGGTGAACGTTGTAGAACTGACAGACCGACAGAACATCGTCGACCATGACAGTCGCACTATCTACGATCTCTTGATCAACAATTATGCCGTTGGGGGCGGTCTGACCGACCCCCTCGTCCATGAAGTCCGGTGGCAGGTCCCCCAGGCTGTTGAGGGCTACGTGCTCCAGGGAGTTAGCCACCACCCAGTGAGCCGCGTCGCCTTCACGTGAGGCCTGCGTGTCGAGGTCCGGCACCGCTTGTGCTGCTAACACAGACCCCGAACAGAAGCCCCACACGGGGGCCGCTGACGGGGCAAAGCGGGCGTGTTGCCCAGACACGTTACGCCCCGACCAGTAGCAAGAGTTCGGCGTGGACCAGCTTGATGTTGGCTGCGATGCGTGCCGGCTGCGGGTTGGACGGGTTGTCGAACGTGTCAGTATAGTTAAAGCCGAGTTTTACGTAGGTGGCGTCAACCTGTGGCTGAGTGAGTAGGCCGGCTTCCTGGCGCTCAGACACCCACACCATTAGGTCGCCGCCGTCTTTCGGTACGGGGTTCGCGTCGGGTTCTGTAGCGGTCTCGGTGAACGCTGATGAAGTGTCAACCTGTTTCTGTCCGGCGGGCGTGTCGGCCTTCAGCGCTTCAAGTTGCTCAGCGTACCACTTATCGTAAGTATCCTCGGCTACACCCTGACGGCGTTTCCACTGGCCTGATTTCTTGCCTGAGGTGTAATAAGGGACCGCCGCCTTGCCGCAGTACTTAACGTCGAAGGGTACGTTGTGCTCATCTACTGCGAGGGCGTCTTGGTCGGTTAGCTCCTTCTCGGTGAAGTCGCCGTCGGTAAGCCCGGAACCATCGTTAAAGGCCTTCTCCGCCTCTGAAGGGCCGCCTTCCGGGTACTCGTCACCGTCCAGTGCTTCGGTGGTTTCGACTTCAATTACCGTCAGGCCACCGATGGCGACAAGTGCTCGTCCGAGGTGTAGGGCCGCCATCTTATTGTTGGCGGGAAATTCAATTTTAATCATGATGTTTAGTTCCGTTGTGTTGTTGACGTGTGGGAATCTTAGTGCTAACTTACACCCCTGTCAACAAGAAATTTTATGAGGTGTGAGAAGATGGCTGCTGAGCGAGTTAGAAAACAAATCATCGTAGAGAAATGCGATGACTGCCCCTACAACGGCGGGTGTGCTGCTTGGAAGAAACTGACCGGCAAGCAAAGAGTAACTTTAGCTATTGGCGTGGGCGTCGGTGATTTTATCCTGAAAGACTGCCACTTAGAAGATGAGCTGTTAGGTAAGCGCGCCAAGGTTGCGCAAGTTCTAGCTACGGTGCTGAGCATGGCTGAAGCTGACCCGGCCGCCCTGGAGCATTTCCGCCCCCAGCTGGAAAAACTACTGAAGATACTAGACGAGGTGTGAGCAGATGAAGATATCAGAACTTAGAGCGGTATTGGAACAGCTGGAAGAGCGTTGCGGCGATTTAGAGGTGATCAGCGGGGGTAGAGAGTTGAAAGCGGAAAACATATCAGTTACCCGCGATCGTGGCCTTCCGTTACATCTTGCGGGTGATGAGCCTGTGCTACTTCTTACTTAGCGGGGTGTGAGAGATGGCTACCGATCAAGAGACGATGGACCGAGCGTTCGCGAAAACGTTCGACGAGATAGTACGTGATTACGGCGAGGGGGAGAAGCTGGCCCGTCTGGTAGGGCTGGAAGCCCCCGACCTAATGAAAGGAATCAAGGCGGCTATCGAAGAGCGGGGGGCGGTGCCCGGCTGTAGCCACGAATGGGAGGACGCCAGCAATGAAGCCGTTAAAGGCGGTCTTATCTGTTCGAAGTGTTGGGAGTTGAAACCTGGCAACATAGACGAGGTGTGAGATGAGTAAGTTCAAGTATAAGCCCAGTACCCGCGCGGAAGGTATGCCGTACGTTAGTGGGCCGGGCAACGGGCTTGGCTACCACGGGCACACGTTGAACCCTGATCTCACTTGTGGCAGCGAGCAAGAAGCCGAAAGAGCGGCTAGGATCGCTAACATAGCTTACCAAGCAGGGTATAACCAAGCCCAGTTTGACATACAGAAAGCGTTGGGGCTCGCCGCTCAGTGATCCAACTTTACCCCCATCAAGCCGACTTAGTAGCCCGCACTTACGCCGCATGGGAAACCGTGCGCGGGGTGTTGCTGCAGCTCTCAACAGGCGGGGGCAAAACGGTCATTTTCTCGACCATTGCACACGATCACGTCGGCGCGTCGCTCATGGTGGCGCACCGTAAAGAGATCATCAGTCAGATCTCATTAGCGCTGGCCGCACTCGGCACTAAACACCGAGTCGTTGCACCACCCAAGACGATCAGACGGATTAGACGCCGTCACCTTAAGAAGTTCGGCCGGTCGTTCGTTGACCCTAACGCGCAGTGTGGCGTTGGTTCAGTGCAGACGATTACTAGCCGGGCGTCAGAGGGTAAGGCAGAGCTTCAGCGGTGGTTGAATCAGGTTACCTTGGCGATATTCGATGAGGGGCACCATTATGTAGACAGCGGCCTGTGGTCAAGGGCTATCGACTCGGTGCCCAACGCTAAGCTGTTATTTGCCACTGCCACCCCAGAGAGAGCAGACGGTAAAGGCCTCGGCAGTTACGCGGACGGTTACGCCGATGTAATGATCGAAGGGCCGCCGACTAAATGGCTGATCGAAAACGGCTACCTGGCACCGTTCCGCTATTACGCCCCGAATACCGATCTAGATGTTTCAGGCATGGCGGTCACGGCGTCGGGTGATTTCAACGCTAAAGCGTTCCGTGCACGGGTAGTTGACTCCCATCTGGTCGGTGATGTGGTTCGCCACTACCGACAGTTTGCCCTCGGTAAGAAAACTATTGTATTCGCCACCGATGTAGAAACGGCCGAAGAGATAGCCGAAACGTTCAGGGCGGACGGGCACCGCGCCATAGCGGTAAGCGGTGCGACTGAGGCCGGAGAACGGGACCGCATCGGGGACGGGTTCGAGGGGGATGAGTACGACGTGTTGGTCAACGTTGACCTGTTCGATGAGGGCTACGACGTACCGAAAGTGGAATGCGTATTGCTGGCACGCCCTACTGAATCACTCGGCAAATTCCTGCAGATGGTCGGCCGTGCTCTCCGCATACTGAAGGGCAAGACCCACGCCATTATCATTGATGCGGTGCGTAACTGGGAGCGCCACGGCATGCCCGATTGGCCGCGTACCTGGACACTTGACGCCAGAGAGAAGGGCACCCGGAACGCTCCGACTGATACCGTACCACAGCGTGTGTGTAAGGGGTGCACCCAGCCGTATGAGGCGTTCTATCGGGCATGCCCTCACTGTGGGTACGTACCGGAACCGGAAGGACGCGGTTCACCCGAACAGGTCGACGGCGTACTGACCGAATTAGACGTCGATGCACTGGCCGCACTGTTTGACAAGATGCGGGTCGCGGACATGTCAGACGAAGAGTTCCAACAGCAACAGATTGCCCGACACGTGCCAGCTATAGGGCAGCGTGCCGGTCTGAAACGCCACCAGTCCGCTAAGTACCGCCGAGGGGTGTTACGTCAGTTAGTGGCGTGGTGGGTAGGTGCGCAGCCTGGGCGCGATATGGACGAAATACACAGCAGATTTTTTTACAGATTTGATATCGATATCGGTCTCGCGTTCACGCTCTCAGCTAAAGAGACTGACGCTCTGATCGAAAAGATATCGAGTCGTTTTGGAGAGGATGTATTGAGATGAAAATTGCATATAAAGCATGGGACCCGAAGCAGAGTACCCTTGACATAGTCTATCAAGCAGAGTCGATTATCGTTGAATACCAGCGGGCGGGGTACGTGCTGACACTACGCCAACTCTATTACCAGTTTGTAGCCAGAGGCATCATCGAGAATTCAGAACGCAGCTATAAGAACCTAGGCAACACTGTTACTAAAGCACGGATGGCCGGGATGATTTCATGGGAGGCTATCGAGGATAGGAACCGTGAGCATAAGTCATTTTGGTGTGACGAGGATGTACTTAGCCCGATAAGGGACTTACCTCAGTACATCCGCTTTGACCGCTGGGCCAGGCAAGACTATTACGTTGAGGTATGGGTCGAAAAAGAAGCGCTCGGCAATGTCGTGTCGAGGGCGTGCGACCCCTACCTCGTCCCCCATCTTTCTTGTAAAGGGTACCTATCGGCTTCGGAGGCGTGGCGGGCAGGGATGAGGTTTAAAGAAAAGCTGAACGAAGGCAAAGAGTGCGTCCTTATTCATTTAGGTGACCATGACCCTTCGGGCATCGATATGACTCGGGATAACAAGGACCGCATGGCCCTTTTTACTGGAATGTCGGACGGCGTAACCGTTACACGGCTTGCTCTTAACATGGACCAGGTGCAGGAGTACTCCCCGCCGCCGAACCCTACGAAGATAACCGACAGTCGAGCGGCCGGATACATAAAACGATTTGGTAGAACATCATGGGAGCTTGACGCCCTTGAACCACAAATTATGGAACAGATGATTCAAGATGAGTTCACCCAATACATTGATGACGATATTTGGGAAGAAGCCGGACGGGAGCAGGAAGAAAAGCGGCAGCTACTGGAAGGTGTCTACGACTACTGGGGTGAGATAGAAAGCATGTTAGAGGGCTTGATGTGAGCAACTACGCCACATGGGCGTGGCGCCACCCGCAAGCCGCTGCAGAGCTTCAGGCCTTACTCGGTGCTGTGTCCGTTCCGACGGGTGCGCCGTCCGACGGTGCCCACCAGGCGGGGCAGTCTGAGGCGTGGGCGCAGCAGCAAGTGCGCTTGAAGGTGTCACACGCGGGGGCGATGTCTTGGCGTAATAACGTCGGGGCTACCCCGGCGCGGTGCCCTGACTGTGGGGCACAACAACGACCGATTCGATACGGTCTGTGCAATGACTCGCCTCAGCTGAATAAACGGTTCAAGAGTAGCGATCTGATTCTGGCTATTCCGCGACGTATTACGCCGGCCATGGTTGGTACGACTATCGCACAATTCGGCAGCATTGAAACCAAACGGCCAGGGTGGGCGTACAAGGGAACAGATAGAGAAGTTGGCCAATTGGCTTGGATTACATTAATTGAAAAATTGGGCGGTTACGCTCGGTTTAGTACTGGGGGGATAGAACTATGACAGGAACAAGACGTAAACCGGCCGATGTGCGCCGTGAAGAGATTTTAGATACCGCTTATGAGATCGCCGTAGCGGACGGGCTGGCAAGTGTTAGCGGTACGCAGATCGCCCGCAGGCTCAACGTCTCACGTGGCACTGTTACGTACCACGTGAAGAGTATGAAGACGTTGAAGTGTGATGTCATGAAACGGGCGGTACGCCTGCGAGCTCTCGGTTTAATAGCGCAGGGGCTTGTGGTACATAATCCGGTAGCGGTAAGGGCTCCGGTAGATCTAAGGCGTGAAGCTGCGGAACTGCTGATACGTCGTTAGAAGCGAAGACCAGGACAGCGGACGTCCCCCACACTATGACGGTGATTACTATCCAACGGAGGGTCGGGTTCACAACCCCGCCTCTCTAATCCGTTTAAGTTTATCGGCGAGTGCTTCATGCTCGCTGTCGGTTGCCCGGTACTTCTTCTCATACGGGCGGCCGGGTACGGTACGGTCTAGCTCCCGCTGTTTACGCTTGCGGGCGTTTGCGGCCGCCCGGTGCTCTTTACTTACCATCGACTGACCACCACCCAAAAGTTAACCCTATCACGGCAGCCACGACCATAGAACCGACTAGCTCAGCCGGATTCATGACTGCGAGCGCTCCGGTGTAGTGCAGGCCCCACACTACCGCAAGCCCCGCGCCATACGATGTGAACATGAATTTCATGGTATCACCTTCATTGCTCTGTGGTACGCCGACGTAGGCTCGATTGGTCGGCCCTTGTCGAGGACCGCTTTCATCTCGGCCAGAAGGGCTAAGAGTTCGTCATGGGTTGGTGCGTCAGTGGGTACGACGAGCGACAGCGGGTGGTCGCTTCCGAAGGTGGAGTCGATCAGTTGTCCCGCTTTGGGGCCTTCTGCTTCTCTCCAATAGCCGTCACTCCCACGCAATGAACTGTCACGGGGGTCCACCTCGAGCATACGCACGTCAAGGCCGTTCTTCGTTTTGTAGGTTTCTCCTAGCTTGAATCTCATGTCAGTTCTCCAGGTGGCATTGGAACCACAACGTGTTTGATAAGCGCGGAGTGCACGGGTTCTAAAGGGCTGTCCAGGCTGTAGTACAACCGCATCTCGCCGATCTTCTCCACAATAGTGCGTTCCCACTGCCCGTTATACTTGGCATAAACAAAGTGGCGTCCGGGCGCTATAGACTCCTCGAACTCACGGCGAGTCATACGCTTGGGCGTGCTGCGGCTCAACTCTAACTGAGCCCGTGCACTGATCAGTGCGTAGTCAGGTATGGCGGCGGTGGTGCGCCATGACTTGTAGGTGTCCTCTGGCACCCCTAGCCGCTCGGCTGCCTGCGGCTGGGTGAGTTTCAGCTCACTGCGGATTGCTTCTAGGTCGGTCCATGTGTCCACGTTACATCTCCTCGTTTGTTAACTGTTACAGGGGAGTATAGGCGCGTGACGGCGTCACGTCAAGGGGTTTATTTCACTCTAGGGATGTACGCTAACAAACGTATTGCCACTTTTTATAACCTCACGCTTATCTGATTCAAACGTGATGTCCGTAACTATCGACCCCTCTAATATCTTTGACGGGTCAACGTCAGCATTTTTTCCGTCTTCGTACTCCACCCAATACATCATCGTGCCTATGTCGCACGGTACTGCTTGGCTTCTGAAATACTTCTTCCATGGTGGGTTTTTATTAGAGCAAAGGTGGTGGTCGAGTTGAAGCTCTGCATCCTGTTGCGTGTACCCGCAGCCGCTACAGCGGGTTCTATCGTTATGTTCTACCCTGATCCACACGTCATTACGTTTACCACAGTGTGGGCAATTACCGAAGTTATGGGCCGTTGCGTCCTTCGCTCTGTATAGGTCTAACTGATACTCTTTATTGCAGCTAGAGCACAGACGGTAGACGACAGTCTCAGGCACGCTCACGTCGCCACCAGCCCGCAATAGCCCTTCCCGCTGTACTTCTTTTCGGGTGGCGTCCACTCTGGCCATGATCGACCTGGCACGGAAGGCGGCCGCACGGTTGGCCTGTCGGTGTAGGTGTGCTCGATCCACGCCATGCACCGCGCGCCCTCACACCTTCTATTCACATTAACGCACATGTGGCTCGTTATTGCGTCTTCGCTGGTTACGATCTTCACTTCACACCTCCATGCTCTAAGCTGAAATGGTTGCCGTCGTTGAACCGGCCACCCCATGACCCACCGATTGATTCCCAGTACAGACCGAGAGGCTCGTAGTCCTCGGTCTGGGTGAGATATACACCGTCTTTGAACAGGTTGAAGTCAACAGCGAGCCGTTTCCGGTGCAGGCTCTTCCACTTCCCGTAGATAGCACGTGGGTCACGGTACGCATCGCCGAACGTCAGCTCATACCCCAGCTGTTCAGCGTGCAGGATGAGCAGCGCCACCATGTGGGTGAAACGGCTTTGTTTGGTTTGTAGGGCCATTGGGTTATTGCTCCAGGTCAACGATAGTGAACGGTGGGTGCCTGACGTGCTGGCCGCCGTCCGTATGCCGTGGGGTTACAGTCCAGACCGGATACCCGCTTAAGGTATCTTGGCGGGAAAACTCGTAAACACCGTTCGACACTGGACCGTGGATCTCCCTCTGACATTCAACATAAAAGTCGTAGTCCATGTATACCGCGAGTTGCGGCACGTACTCAGGGCCGTTCTGGCCTTGCAACTCTCGGCTCTTTTTCCATAACGCGTTTAACGCTTCTTCGATCTTCATGGTGTGGGCTCCGCGTTCGGTAGGTGGCACCCTTTCAGTATGAAGGCACCGAGGCCAATGCTTAGTGTTAGGGTCACCCTCTGCTCTGAGGTTAGCTTCTTCCAAGCAGGGCAGCCACCGTTGTAAGGGCAGTCATCACACGTTGTTACGATGATCATCTTCTTGGGTGGACCGTCTGGCTGCTCTGCAGGCTCCGCGTCAATCGCCCCTAGAGCGATGCAACAGGCTTCGTCTTGTCTAACAGACGGCAGAGCGGCTATTTCCTTAAGTGCCCGCAACATACCGCCGCATGACGGGCAGCCGGTTAGGTTGTCGGTGTTCATGATGTTAGCTCTGGTTGAATGCAAGTGAGCGGGACGTACACCGGGTTCCGGTTTGGTCCGGGGGACACCAAGGCGGCTTTAAATACGTCCGTCACATGGAACGCGTAACCCTCATCGTGGTAGCACGTCACCCGGCCGTTACGAAGGGTGCGGGTTCCTAGATAGATACCGGACACCACAGCGGTTCTCTCTTCCCATGTCTTAACGCCGCCTGACAGCCACTGACGTTTTAGTGTCGCTGTCGCTGTTACTCTCTGTCCGTATTCGGGGGTGCCGCCGCATGACGGGCAGCCGGTTAGGTTGTCGGTGTTCATGATGTTATTGCTCCTGTCTGGGTCGGTTCTGTTGTGGGGTGTAGTAGGGGTTCCCAGGCTGCACCACTTCGGCATCCTCCCAAGCCCACCAACCGTAGGGGCGCTTGCATAACCCTTTAAGGCCCAATAATCGGCGGTCGGCGACGGTAATGTCTTGCACGCACAGCCTTCCTTTGCTGTCGCGGCGCACCAACATGTACATGTAGCGATGCCATAGAAAATGTTCGTTACGCTCTGAGCGTGAAACCTTCAGCAGATCGCATTCACGTATCCTCCGGTCGTTTGAATCGTAGAAGTGGTATTCTCTAGCCACGTCGGCCAACGGGCGTAACGCTAGACCGTTGTACCCCTTGAAAAGACGTCGAAAAGTGGTACTGCCTACCTCATGATGGCACCCACCCCGGTCCGCGTCCCACTTCCCGAAGGCAGCATATAGGTCTTTGGAGGTGACGGTGCTCTCACCCTCCGAAACAACGCACGCTTCACGAATGAAGCCGTTGATGAGGGTTTCTATTTCACGCTGTTCATCTAAATTGTTCATTTTGTCACCGCCGTTAGGTGGGGTTGAAAGGCGCCTTGTGTGGCTGACGGTACGGTCTCGACGTCGGGGATAAGCCTTATCCCCTTGTAGCCTGACGTCGTGGGGTGCCCGTCGACTCTGACTGACTTGGCGACTTTGACCTCGGCACCGTCAATCGAGGGGAAAAGTTTCTTAAAATCGATTATGAAGTCGCTTTTAGTCTTCTGCCGCACGTTATTTTCACGACACCACTTTTGGTATGCGGCCAACACGTCGATGCTTCTACACTTACCCTTCGGGTCCACTACGAAGTACTCCTCCAGGAACCCAAGCATAGGCCGGTTGGCGGTTTTCAGTTCCTCAATTGCCTCCGCTGAGGTAGGCGGGAAAGTGAAACGGCCGCTGTTGACTAAAAGCCTTCGCGCGCCCTCTACAGCCCACGCGGTGATCCCCGCTACCTCAGCGAGCAGCTTCTGTAACAACCCCCTATCTTGCTGCTCTTCGGTGAACTCGCGAGTGAATTTGAGGATCATGAATCGGTTAGCACTCGCCCCGGAGCTGTCTCGCATAGTGGGTATAGAGTTGCAGGCCATGAGGACCTTGGCATCAAGGCGGCCGCCCCACGTTTTTTGAGTGTGCAATAGCTGGATGCTCACCCGTTCGTTAGATGACGCTTTGTTTAAAAATGCCAAGGCTTGCGTGGCATCTTGACGCGAAGGGGGTTTAGCTTCTAGGTCAAGCATTATGCGAGAGTGCCGGAAGCTGCTTTGTGTTTTGCCGTCGGCTAGATTGCTGAATGTGAAATCCCCACAAGCGTGCGGACCTAGTATCTCGGTTAGAACTTCAAGCGCAACACCCTTCCCAGCCCGGCTGGCTCCCTCAAGTGCGATGACTTTGTGGAGGTTCAGCAGATCGGTGAACAGGCAGTACCCGAAGATTTCCTGTAGTAACTCGCGTCGCTCCACATCGTTGAATATGCTCTCTAGAAACGCGTCCCACTGTGGGCATTTGGAGGCAGGGCTGTACTCTACCTGCAGGGTATCTAGGTTGAGGTTCTCTTTGTTGTGCGCTACCAGGTGCGGGCCGCCGTTAAGGTCAAGCACGCCGTTGAGGAAATATACTCGTTTATCGAGGGGGGGCAGGGTGAGCTTGTCCGCCGCCATATAGAGTGTTTTCTGCGTGCCCGCTATGTTGCCCACGGTGGCCTTGAGAGGCTCCAAAGCTTGTAAGGTCGCAGTTTCAAACCATTCCGGGTCTAGCTCCTCCCAGTGTTGGCCGTTCCACCATCGTAAGTCGCCCCTGAAGCCTTTTAGTCTGGACGGGGTAAAGACCTCATTGAGCATCAATCTGGCGTTACCGCCGTGGGACGTGGTGGGGCGCGATAACGCCTTCATGGGGATATCTGCCACGGCCATGAGTTCTTCAGAGAATACGGCCGGTTGTCCTTCAGGCTTGGCGCTGGCCGGGGTTAAAGCGTTACGGACCATGTCCAGCAGCCCCTTGCTCTTAAACTCGGCGCCTTTCATCCCACTGAGCAGTTGGTCACACAGGAGGGCGTTTTGGAGGGCGTTACACCTCGATGAACGTATCTCATCAATTACGGCGGGTATTTGCTCCGGGTCGCTGCCGCTCTCGTTTATTCGGGTGATCAGACCGACGTACACATCACCAGGTGCGGCCTGGGGGCCGAATGCTGCAGCCGTATCAAACCCGGACGGCAGCTTGTAGCCCTTCGTCATGGCCTCGCCGAATACGCTGGCGATGGTGCGCGTTGCACCTGTGCCGGGTTCGGCTTTAAGGCTGTTCCATTGTTGTTCCACTGTGGTGTAGTCAAGCAGACCGGGGGCGCTCTCTGACCATTCAACCCACAGCGCATAGCCTACGTCGGGGGTGTCGTGGAAGTGGTGGCGGAGAGACATACCCATGTTGATCCACTCCCCACGTGTACAGTCGGAGCTTATGAACGTTAGGGCTTGGCGCACGTCGTCGACGTTTCGGTCTCCGACTGGGAGGTCTACGGGGTCGGCTGTAACGGTGACGGCTTCCAGTACTGAGCGGCAGGCGTCAGGGAGCTTCGGCAACAGCCCCACGGGGTTCATCAGACGGAACACGCCGCCGTTTTTCTGGGGGTAGGCTGAGCCCGTGCAGATGTAGCCTTTACCGGCTGACCGGGTATCGAATCCTTCCAGCCCTTTGTGGTTGCTGTCTTGCTTCACCGACCAGTCGGGGGCCTGGAAGGCGTAGTGTTCCCCCCTACCGTCTTTGTTTCCCGGGGTGAACTGAACCAGGGCCGCGTCCCACGGTAGAGCACAACCGAGGAGTTGCTCAACGGCTTCGCGGGTTGCGCCTTTGTAGGCGTCCAGATCGATGACGGTGACGCCTTCGGGGATCGGCACTCCGATGTACTCAGAAGGCCAATGCAATGACTCGGGTGGTTGCTGTGCGACTGCTCGCCAGTTCTCCCCCTCTTTAACGGCCGGTTTCTTGTTGGCTCTACACGGGAATACTGGTATGCCTGCGCCGGATAACTGGTGAGCTAACTCATTCATAGCGACGTTCAGCTATTAGCTTCTCGACGCTGTCCTCAAAAACTCTGGTCGTTCTCGGACCGAGTTTGATGGCGGTTAGGTCCCCCCTGGCTATGAGCACGTGGAGCATTTCGTTATCAATGTTCAGCAGCTCGTACACCTGAGCGGGGGTCAGCAGCTTACGTCTCGGCACGGTTTCAACCTTCGGGTTAGGGTGGATAAGAAGGATACTAGCCGTAGCACAACACCCTGTCAACCCCTAAAAACAAACTACAAACCGAACTACAAAATTTCTAGCCGATGTAGTTTGTAGTTTTAGTGTAGTTCTGTTTTTAGGGCTAAAACTACATCTGAAACCCATCAACCGTGCGGCCTCAGAGCCTTTTGTAGTTTTGTAGTTTGTTTTTACAGTTAGTTATATATAAAGATATATAGAGGGTATATAGGTAGTAGGTATAGGGTAAGTACGGGGGTAAAAAGAGTATAGAGCTAATATAAGGAAACGGAACTACAAACTACAAGCCAATTCGCCAATTTGCCCCCACCGTCGATATGCCGCTATACTGACACCCATGACAATTAGATCGGTATAGGGGCGGTAAATGGGCGTAATGCGCTTCACACCAAAGATGCAAGCAGCGTTAGGCCACTACGCCAATGACCCCACTCGCAACAAAGAGGCGGCGTATCGGGTCGGCTATAACTGCGCCAACATGCAAGACCACGTCGTACAGGTAAAATCCGCTGAGCTGTTCAAGCACCCCCTCATGGCCGAGGCTCTCAAGCAGATGAAATCGTTAGCCATGGAGAAGACGGCAATCGATGCGGCGTGGGTGCTTGAACGGGCGGCTAAGGTGGCGGACTTCAACGTCACCAAGTTCATCACCGCCGATCCAGAGACAGGCGAGCGCTACTTCGACTTCGACAAGGCAACAGAAGACGATTGGTACTGCCTCACCATGCTAGGGCAGCACACGGTAGGCTTGGGCCTCAAAAAGCGTTACGCACTCAGCGAGATCGTAATCAAGCCTGGGCATCAACTGAAAGCGTTGGCGATGGTAGGCGACAGTACAAACGTCCAGGCGTTCCAAAAGAACGTAGCCCTGAGTGGGCGGGACGGCGGCCCAGTCGTCACCCGTACGCTGAACGACTTCTACGGCGACGAGAGTGGCGAGACTTAACCCCGCACTACGTGAGTTCTGGCGAACCAAAGCCGACGTTAAAATACTCAAGGGGGGGCGCTCCTCATCCAAGACGTGGGATACGGCAGGCTTTGCCGTCTACCTGGCATCCAACTACACGTTGAAATTCCTGTGCATGCGGATGTTCCAGAACAAAATAGCTGAGTCCGTCTACGCGGTAATCGTGATACAGATCAAACGCTTCGGCATGGAGGACGACTTCGAGATCCTCCGCAACGTCATACGCCACAAGCGTACCGGCTCAGAGTTCCATTTCTACGGCATCCAGCGCAATATCCGAGAGATCAAAGGCTTCGAGGGCGCCGACATTGGGTGGATCGAAGAGGGCGAGAGCCTGACCAAAGAGCAGTGGGGCATCATCGAACCGACGTTACGCAAGGAAGGCTCTGAGGCGTGGATACTCTACAACCCGCACCTAGTGTCTGATTTCATCGAAACGTTCACTGACGACCCCAAAAACGGCGTCATAGTCCGTCACATCAACTACGACGAGAACCCGTTCATCTCTAGCACGATGCTGCGCAAGATCGAGCGCATGAAGGCGGCAGACTACGACGAGTACGAGCACATCTACGAAGGCGTGCCGCGTACCGATGACGACCGCGTCATAATCAAGCGTTCATGGATCGAAGCGGCCATAGATGCGCACATAAAACTCGGTATCGAACCGTCCGGCCCTAGGCGTATGGGCTTTGATATCGCTGACGACGGGGCGGACCTTAACGCCGTAGTCTATGCGCACGGAATCGTCGCGCTGTGGGGCGAGAACTGGAAAGGCGGCGAGGATAAGCTTCTACAGAGCTGCACCCGAACGTACAACAGAGCCCTAGAGTACGGCGCACATGTGAACTATGACTCTATCGGCGTTGGGGCGTTGGCTGGTTCCAAATTCCAAGAGGTGAACGAAGAGCGAGCCGAGAAAGGCATGCCGGGAAAGGTTAAATACTCTAAGTTTGTGGCAGGCGCTAAAGTCACCGACCCTGACGGCCTTTACGTGAGCGACGAACACGACAGGATCACTAATCACGACTTCTTCAGCAACCTGAAGGCCCAAGCATGGTGGACGGTGGCGGACCGGTTCCGCAACACCTACAACGCCATTAATGACGTGGAACGACGCCCTGATGATGAGCTGATAAGCATTAGCTCCGACATGCCGGGACTCGCCAACCTGATCACACAGTTATCGACACCCCGCAGGCACTTTGACAAGATCGGCAGGGTTAAAGTCGAATCGAAGGAGGACCTGGCCAAGCGGGAGGTGAAGTCACCAAACGATGCGGACGCGTTCATCATGGTGTATGCTCCAGTAGAGGCCAACCATCTTGAAGAACTTCTCAAACTAGCATTGGGGCAGACATAATGGCACAACACGTATATCTCTCAGTCGGACAGCTACAGGCTGACGGCTCCCGAATTAACCCGAAGACCAGTGAGCCGACTAACGCTATGCGTTACCGTGGCTACGCGAACGGTAAACATGATGACGTCGATTCGTTCATTGAGCGTATGGCCCGCGACGGCCACGTAGTTGAGGCCCACGACACCATCGTCGGTGAACTGAACCAAGCCACCGGTCACATTGAATACGAACTAGAGGAGGGCTGAGCATGCAACTCGTGTATGTAGACGGCGTTCACCACCCAGAGCTAAGCGCACAACTTCCGACTCTTCAAGACCTTGCCAGTATGCCGCTACCCGACATCCGCAAGATGCTGGGGCGCTTCAAGGCCGGCGTCATGGAGATGGCCGGCTTTGTACCGAACGAAGGCGAGGCCGCCATCGGCCAGCTGACTTATGGTCGGGTCACCACGGACTACGGCACCGACATGGAGCTCGGACTGTTCACCAACGTAGCACCTGGTGAAACGATCACAGAGGCTACGCTCACAGAGCCCACAGGCACAGGTTATGCACGCAAGACGCTAACCGACGCCAGTTGGACCGGTGCGGCTGATGTCCGCAGCTACGCACAACAGGTTTTCACAGGTGGCGCGGGTGGTTGGACTGGATCAATTCAGGGGTACTTCATCGTGACGAACGGGGCGACTCAACGCATCACAGCCATTGAAGTCGATGCGTCCGGCCCGTACACCATCGGTGAGGGCGACACCTACAGCATCACACCGAACAACACCACATCATAGGGGATAAAGAATGCTAGTTTCAGACTTACCGCTAGATGAGCAGGATCTGGTAGACGTGTTTACCAACCAGATTAGAGCGCACCAGGGGCACGTTAATAAAATGATGGATATTGGGCGTGATATTGACGATATGGCCATTTCTTCATGCGAGGTGATTTTGGCAAAGCTTAGTGATGGCGCTATCATTCCGAACGCTAGTAACTTAGCAGGCAGTATTGCGCTAACAAAAGAAGATATTGAGGCTGCTATATTGTCTAACCGTGGCGCACTTGCTGTTTATGCCACTCCTGAGCAGCGTCAAAAACGCATAGAGTTTGCTGGCATTAATGCTAATTAATTATGGCATTATCTGAGACATATTGTGACCCTGCGATAGCTGCAAGTTCTGGCACAGGCACTATAGGTGACCCCTACGGTGACGTGCAATACGCGTTAGATACCATGACGCAGGATAGCACTAATGGTGACCGGCTTAATGTAAAGGTTGGAGCTGATGAAGTTGCCACTGCCTCCATTAATCTAACGATATACGGCTCTCCGACTGAGCAAGCCCCTTTTATCCTGCAGGGCTATACGTCCGCCGCTGCTGATTTAGGGGTGGCCGGAATTGACGGTAACAATGGCGCTTACGACGTACTCGGGTTTGGCGGCATTTCCTATGTACATGTGCTTGATATTCACTTACACAATAGTCAGCAACGTGGGCTAACAGCAGCACACTATTGCACCGCAGCAAGACTAGAGGTAAATGATGTTGGCGATGGCGCTTACGATGGTATAAATCTCGGTAGTAGCGCATGCGTAACACGATGCAATGTGCATGATGTTAACGACAGGGGTATAGATATCGCGTCAGGTATTGTTTACGGCAACTACCTTAAAAATGACGGTACAAGAGACATGTTGTGCGCCATAAGGTGTACCGGTATCGGGGTTGTTCTTAATAACATTATTAGCATAGATGGCGCAACTGACGGGATAGATGTAAGGCAGGGAGGGGTCGCTATTGGTAACTCTATACTGTCATCAAGCGGCACAGGCTCAGGGATTACTCTAGGTGCAACAAACTCCACGATAGCGTCAATTACCAATAATATTGTAGAAGGGTTTTCTGGTGTTGGCGGGGTCGGTATCGATCCATCAGCGTCCGGTACGGTGCTGCAGCTTTACGGTAGTAATGCGGCCTATAACAATACTACTAACTATGCAAGTGTGGGGTCGCATGTAATAAATAATACTGGCGACAATGAGTCGTTATCGGAAAGCGGGTTTACTAAGTCAGGTGCAGATACCTTTGCAAATAGGTTTACTTACTTTGCGCCTGTAGATACCGGAAACGTACAAACTGGTGGATTCCCGCAGGCATAATGACTACACAGCAGAAAGCTAAAGGCGCGGTACAGCTAGCAGCTAGCCCACAGGGGGCGGCTAAAGGGGCCGTGCAGGTTAAGCACCCCGCGGGTGACGCCATCACCGGTGATGTAACAGTCACGCAAACCGCCAACGCCGCAATGGAGTACGCTCAGCACTCAGCGTTCTCCGGTGCTGTCACACTGACCCAAACAGCCAACGCGGTGATGGGTTTCTCCTCTGGGTTCAGTATCACGGGCGATGTTACCGTTACGCAGACGGCCAATGGCGTCATGGACTACGCCCAACACAACACCATCACTGGCGACGTTACCGTTACGCAGACGGCCAACGCGGTGATGAGCTTTTCATCTGGCGCGGCGATTGTGGGCAACGTCACTCAAACGCAGATAGCCAATGCGGTGATGGCTCACCAGTTTAACGCCTCACTGGTCGGTGGTGTTACGCTGACGCAAACGGCCAACGCAACAATGGCTTACGCTCAACACCCTGTGATCACTGGTGCGGTAACGCTCACACAAACCGCTAACGCTGTGATGAGCTACACCACAGGGTTCAATATAACAGGGGATGTGACGCTCATACAGACCACTAATGCCGTGATGACGTACTCCTCATCGGAGCCGTTCGACCCGTTGGCCGCCCGTGTTATACTCAGAGTGCTGTACCCACAACGCACGTTCAGCGTGCCGTACCCACAACGCACGTTCAGCGTGCCGTACCCACAACGCACATTCAGGGCTTGACGATGGAAAATTTGACAACCACCAAACCCGTTTGCTCTGATGAGCCGTTCACGCTGAAGTGGATAGATTTCTATACCGAATTCGACCTAGACCCCGACGTTTACCCGATCACTACTAGTGTGTGGGAGGCGACAGGCGTCACAGCTGGCGACAGCATCATCGCCACGCCTAACACCTCGCAATGGGCCTCAGGCGGGGCAGTTGGCGTGGCGGCCTCACTGAAAAACACTATTAGCGTTGTAGTTGGGGCCAGAACGTACCGATCATGTAAGACTATCGACATCACAATCACTGAGTAGCAGCTATGAGCGATAAAACATACACAGGGCCAGAGGTCGCCGAGCTGATCAACAAGGTACTAGCCACCAATGCAGCTGACCCCGCCTATGCGGTGCGCCAGCGCATGGCAGCGCAGATCAGCGGCGGCTATGACTGCGGCGACACCTTGCACAACATCTACCTCGATTACGGTTACCCCGCCACCCTGGACTTCTTCAATTTTTGGAACATGTACCGCCGGTTTGGGCTTGCTACTCGTGTTGTGGAGCTGTATCCCGATCAAACGTGGCTTGATGATCCTGAGGTTGAAGGCGACACCCGTTTCAACAGCGAGCTAGAGAAACTAGAGAAGCGCCTCGGCCTATGGCGTCAAGCTAAAGCCCTTGACACGTACCAACGGGTAGGCCGATACGCCGGGCTGTTCATGCGCGTGCGTGACAACAAGAAGCCCAACGAACCGCTTGAGGGCGTGCTGCCGAGTGCTGACAGCCTTATGGGCATGATGCCGATATATGAAGGGCAGCTCAAAGTGTTGGAGGTGGACAACGACCCTATGTCAGACACCTTCAGTCAACCTAAAATGTACCAGTTCGACGAGGGGGCGACAGGCAGCCGGAATGAGCTATCATCGTCATCGTTCAGCATACACCCGAGCCGCCTTATCATAGCCGCCGAAGGGGCGAACAGTGGCAGTATCTATGGCATACCGGTGTTAGAGAGCATCTACAATTCATTGATGGACTTGCGCAAGATCTTCGGCGGTGGTGGCGAAGGCTTCTATAGGAACGCCGCCCAGAGCACCGTATTTGACATCAAAGACGCTGCTAGTGTGAGCCAGAATAAGGCCCTACTAGAGGAGTTTAACGAGCAAGCCGACGACTTTCTACAGAACCGTATGCGTAGGTCGATGATGACCCCAGGCATGGAGGTCACCGCGTTACAATCCAACCTGATCAACCCTAAAGATTTCGCGCTTAACTCACTAATGGACGTCACGTCCGGTGCGAAAACGCCGATAATGCTACTAGTGGGCAACCAGACCGGCCGCCTTGCGGGTGACCAAGACAACAAGAGCTTTCTTACCCAAGTGAACGCACGGCGCAAGGGCTTTGGCACTGAGATCGTCACGTCTATGGTCGACTGGTGCGTGCGGTACGGTGTGCTGCCCGCATCTGAGTATGAGGTCGAATGGCCTGACGCCATGGCACCGTCTGACACTGAGAAGCTGACCGACGCGAGCAGCATGGCCACGATCAACAAGACTCAATACGAATCGGGCGGAGAGATACCGTTCAGTGGTGAAGAGATCCGCGAACAGGCGGGCTATAAACCTAACAAAACACTGGAGCTGCCACCTGATGAGAGCCTGGGTGACGATAACTTGCAGCCCTGACGATTAGCGCCTATGCTTGTGGCTCAGAGTTAATTAGGAGAGCACGACATGATAACCACCACGATAAAAGGTTTACCGGAATTTGAAGGTAAAGGAATTCTGATAGAGGCGGACAGGCGGGGGCACGAGATTTTAATGCTACTAGGTGACGATTTTAAAGCCAAAGACCGTATAATCGTTGGCCTCGCCAGTATGCTGTACGAAAGCAACGCGTTTAATGAATTGGAGCCACCCTACCAAGTAACCGAGCTTGACCCCGCCGACCCTAAGCACAAAGAGATGAAAAAATCCTTTGACGAGGTGCGGGGGCTGATGGTGCCTGAGCCGCCACCCGTACCACCTAAACGCTTACTCAGTGAGGACGTGCGCCCCTGGTTCACACGTGGGTGGCCGCCGTGGGTGTAAAAACCCTACACGACCCCACCGGTCAAGCGCGTAACCGGTTCAAAGCCACACGGCTACTACAGAACCGGTTAACGCTGGCCGAGCGCAAGGTCAAGGCCCTGTTTCGCACCGTCCCCCGTACGCGTAGGCGCGAAGCTGTCATCCGTAACGTCGAACAGGTGACGGTCTACGACTACCAGATCACAGCTACAGAACTCGAGCAGCTAGACCAACAGATCCGGGCACTCGTGCGCGAAGAGCTGCTAGAAACTCAGATGGAACGCATGCCGCCGGGTTGGTGGTGGCAGGACGTCATAGAGCTACCGTATCGCCAGGGCACCGCCGAAGAGGTCGTAGACTTTAACAGCCTGATCACCGCCGCTATTATCGCCTTAGGCCTGAAGCGTGGGCTACAGGTGCGGAAACTTGATGTAGGTCAAGTGCTGCAGTCCCTTGAGTACCAGACCGCCCTCAATAACGTTTACGTTCGCAACTTCTCCAACATCAAGACGCTAACCGACCGTACAGCCGATCAGGTGGTCGGTGTGATCAACCGTGGTATGGAAGCGGGCCTGACACCTACCGAGATCGGCCAACAGATCAGCGACCGATTTGACGTGAGCCGTTCCAGTGCACAGCGTACCGCCGTGACTGAGGTCAACAAGGCCTACACCGACGCCCGCATGGACGCCGGAGACGTGGCAGCCGCTCAGACTGGGTTGCGCGCTGCCGTGTTACACATATCGGCGCTACTGCCTACCACCCGGAAGCACCACGCAGACCGCCATGGAAACTCCTACACGACAGCGCAGCAGCGGAAGTGGTGGTCGGAAGGTGTAAATCGAATTAACTGCCACTGTTCGGTGCGTTCTGTGCTCGTTGATGCGCGTGGCCGGGTGATAGACATCGAGCTACAGGAAGAGATTAAGGCTGAGAGGAGCTATTTTGATGAGTGAGCCGAACAGCCGTGAATGCTTCGAGGCGTTCATGGGTGCGCGGGGGCTGCTCCAAGTTGAGTGGCTGGAAACTGGCTGGGCGTTCTGGTGTGCGACCCGTTGGTACAGGGTGGTATTCGTCCACGACCGTACCGGAGAGGTAACGTGCATGTCTAGGCCGTACGAACCGATGTCCCACCACGGGGCGTGCGTGTTTAAAAGTAAGATGATGCGCAGAGAGCACGGCCGACATATGCTATCGGAAGTGTCGCGATGAGTATCGCTTGACATGTGACGGCGTCACGGCTACTATGTGTACAACATCAACGAAAACAGAGAGCCGAGACTAATGGGCTATAAGCTAAAGGACGTCATGCACGAAACGGAGAACTACTGGGTTTTACGCGTCGTTAACGGCTTCGAGGTGTACAAAAACGGTATTACGCACTCCACAAGATGCGCTCAAATTGGGTGGAAGGGTGACGTAGGGCTAAACAAGGCCATCGCTGAGTGTGAGAAGCGCGAGGCGGCGGCCACTAGTTGACACCCCAGCCGATTAGCCGTAGTATCTACCGCATAACGTCTCTGTCCTCCACCCATTTAGACGCGCCCTCAGTTGCTCTTGCCGCTGGGGGTTTTTTTTTGTTGACCTGTCGGGCGACGCGCTGTACGGTGAGCGGGCAAGTTAACTTTGTCCAACAACCTTAAAATGGTGAATTCATGAATAAGTTTTTCCTCTCCCTACTCGTAATGGCGGCGTTGTGCCTCCCATTCACGGTATCAGCTGTTGAGTTTAGCCCCGGCTATACTGTTGCTGCCAGCGGCCATCAATGCGACGGCTGTCACACCGCTGAAAATACTGGAACCTTACCCACATCAAGCGTCACTACCGGTGGTAAAACAGGCGTTGCGCTTGTTTCTCCTACCTCCAAAGCTGAGTACAGCCGTGTCGTAGCAATGGCCGGGGGCAGTCCGAACGGTGACGGGAAAAACATTTGCATGGCGTGTTCAGTGCCGCTTGAGGTCAGTTTAGTTTCAGAACGACAGCCCTTCTGACGAATAGCCCATAGAAGATTAAAGGAAAGCCGCTTCTCACGAGGCGGCTTTTTTTTATTCCTTGATTTTTACGCTATAATGTCGTTAGATTGGTATAGGTGGCAGCCCTAGGGGCTTTAATCGTAAAACCTTTACGGTATCACGGCCGCTCGCACACACCGCCGAGGTGTTCTACCGTCGCGAGACTGGGAGACTCGGCACCTAACTGTCGGGAGACAGAATGCCTAAAAGAATATTGATGCAGTGCTCGACCCTCGTAGCCCGGAACGCCGTAACGCGGACCACCATTGACGGCGTTGAACACATTATCGTTAGCTCACGCACGCTGCCAGACAACATCGTAATGAATGGCGGCCTGTATCCTGCCGACGAGATAGAAAGCAGCTACGAGACCCTCGAACGTACTCCCGCACCACTCGAACACCCCCACGACAGCAACGGAAACTTTCTCACTGCCGTCGACCCCGTAGCAATAAACAATTTTTACGTTGGAGCCTACAACGCAAACGTCCGCCGTGAGAACGGCCGCGTACTGCTCGACAAGGTGATCAACGTACAAGAAGCCCTCAAGACTGATCGCGGTAAACGCCTGCTTGATCGTATTGATGAGCTAGAGACCAGCGATGACCCCCGCCCTGTTCACACCTCAGTAGGTGTGTTCTTGGATGTCGAGGAGTTAGACGCACCACAGCGCAACGAGGCGGGCCTAGAGTACACCTGGGTAGCCCGCAACATGTACTTTGACCATGATGCTCTTCTGCTTGAATCTGTAGGCGCCGCACAGCCACACCAGGGCGTTGGCATGGCGGTCAATCGCAGCGGACTAGAGATGGACGTTCAGCACCATGAGTTGACAGCCAACGAGCTTGTGACCATCGAAGTCACACCAGGCGACAACATGAGCGCTGGTGAGATCTACAGCGCCCTAGAAGATGCCATACGTAAGCCCCCGCTGAACGGCCAATACATCGAAGAGTACTACCCCGAAGACGGAAAAGTGGTCTTCTGGTCCGGTGAAATCCTATTTTCTGCCCCGTACAAAATAACGGACGGGATAGCCCAAATCGTAGGAATCCCGCTCCCTGTGGAGCGCGATGTTACGTACGTACCCCGAACCAACCAAACAGGTGACCTAATGAAAAAGCTTATCATCGAGGCTTTGGCCGCTGCCGGAGTGACGGTTAACGCCGAAATCTCCGACGCTGAGCTTAAGATCGAATACGACAAACTGACCGATAACGCCGAAAAAGATCAGGTGGTGCCTGGCGATAATGCCGAGGCTATCGGCCTAGCTATCACCAACGCTATGAAGCCCTTGACCGATAAAATCGACGGTCTTGAAGCGAAGATCAACCAGACCGGCGAGGCAGAGCTTGAACGTTTAGCTGGTCTCATAGGCAACAATGAGAAATACCCAGGCATTGACGCTGCAGCCGCTAAGAAGTTGGGTGTTGAAACGCTCACCTCTATGGTGGCTAACTGCACACCCGCCCACGGTATCCCAGACCTGTCGCTAGTAGGCAATAACGACAGCTGGAAAGACCTCGACATGCCTAACGCAAAGAAGGAGGGTTAAGTCATGGCTAAAGGTAAAAATCTAGTCTACGTCGGCCCTGCTGACGGAGCGAACCGCCACCCTGCTAACGTCGAGGGTGTGGCTGTGGCCGCTATCCTACCGGGTACGCTGGTTGAACACGCAGCCGCAGACGCCGGGCTACAGGTTAACGCTAACGCCGCCACCGTATTCGACGGTATCCGCCTTGTTGCTGACAAAGATCAGCAGCGCACCAAGTCAATGACCGACGCTTGGACCATCAACGAAAACATGGTGGCCATCGACCCACGTCCTGGTGAATTCTTCAATATCTTAGTGGTCACCGGTCAGGCTCTGGTAGTCGGCACACCGCTCACTCGAAATGGTGCAGGTTTGCTTAAGATTGCGGTCACCCCAGCGACTATCGGCGTGACAAGCGAAGAGGTGCTGTTTCACTCAGACGAGACCATCACTACTTCCGGTACTCAGCTTGTCCGCGTTAAAGCGATTTAAGGAGCTATGAAATGATTTTTGATTCTAATTTACCGGGCAACAACCGCTCGACTGTCTCCCAATGGGTAGAAGTCAACGCGGCCCGTAGAATGGCCGCAGCAAACGAAGCGATGCACACGCTAACCATGAGGCGAGCGGGTGTAACGGTAGTCAACGAAGGGCTTATCCCTCGCGACGTCTACCAGGACTTCGACAATGTAACCGTTGAGGTTATGCACTCAGACGACGGCGACGCATACCTGAATGATCTGCTCGCCCTCTCTAGCTCGGTCAGTATCGGTAAGCTTGTACAGAAATTCCGTAAAGCTTCCGACGCTGGCAACGCTCAGACCTCCATGACCGGCCAGATCGGAATTAAGATGGATCAGGTCGAATATAGCTACGACGGTGCCATCATTCCAATTCATGACACCGCGTATACCCGAAATTGGCGTGAGTGGAACGCTATGACGTCTGAAGGCTTTGATGCTCTGATTGACGATCAACGCGAGTCTGTGCGCTCATTGCGTCAACACATTGCCGACCAGTTCATGGATGGTCACGTGGACGCTCAGGGCAACCCTATCGTGGTTGACAGCCTATCGTGGTTGGGGATGCGTAACGACTCCCGTGTAGAGTCTATCGACTTAGGTTCTGGTGGTGTGAATTTCGATTTTACCGATAGTGCCCAAACAGGCGAAGCGATTAAAGCGGCACTCATTGAGGTTCGCGACATTATGCGGATTACCAATCTGTGCTCTAACGATATTACCTTCTACATCAGCCGTGAGATCGGCTCTAACTGGGAACGTCGTTTTTCTCAACAGTACGCCGCTGATCTGATCTATGAAGAGTTGGCCAAGCTTGTTGGTATCGCAACCATCAAGCAGACCTCTAAGTTAACTGGTAATCAGTTGATGGGCTTTCCGTTGGACAGAAACCGTATTCGTGCGCTCGTTGGCATGGGCATTAACACCGTAGCTATGCCACGTCCGCTGTACAACTCAAATTACGAGTTTGCGGTGTGGGGTGCAGTAGGCTTCCAGGTCCGAACGGACTTCAACGGTAACACTTGCGCATTTTACGCAGCGGCTTAAGGGGAACAACTATGGCTAATAAGACAGTGAAACGCGTTGTAACCCATCCTCGTCTCACCATGCGTGTTGACGGGAAGCTACAACGCATCCCAGTCGGTACCGAGCTCACCCTCACTGAGGCACAAGCTGACAGCTCGTTCATGAAGAGTAGAACGGCTGACCCTAAGGACGTGAAGAGCATCAACGCTTCAGGCGAAGACGCTGCACCTGAAGGGAACGCAGAGCTTAAGAAGGCGCAAGCCGACTTGAAGACCCTGGCTGAGCAGTTCACGTTAGTTCAGAAAGAGAACGTAGCGCTTAAGAAAGCCCAAAAGCAGTAAAGCAACAACCGGGCCGCCTTCGGGCGGCCCACTAACAACATGGGGGCGGCATGCCTGCGACACTACCAAACGTCTCCATCCCCGCC